TGTGTAAGAGTTACAATTCTATTAGCTGGTGCAGTTGTTGGGTATATATCTCCTAATGTACTTACATAAGAACCTGATAAGCTTCCACTCAATACAGTCGATGAACCAGTAACACCAAAGTTACCAATCAATTGTAAACTACCACTAAAGATAGCAGAACCAGTATAAGGGAATGTAGCCGTACCAGATAATCCGCTTGTTCCAGAAGTACCTGATGAACCATTTGCTCCACTAACTCCTGATGTACCAGAAGTACCCGATGAGCCATCTGCTCCATTTACTCCACTACTACCATTTGCTCCACTAACTCCCGATGTACCAGAAGTACCCGATGACCCGTTTGCCCCATTTACACCTGAGCTTCCATTAGCACCATTTACTCCACTACTTCCACTTGTCCCAGAAGAACCATCAGCTCCGTTAACTCCAGATGTACCATTTGCTCCACTTATTCCTGAGGTACCTGAAGAGCCATTAGCTCCATCTACGCCTGATGTACCATTGATACCAGAAGTTCCGTTAATGCCGCTTGTACCACTAACACCTGAGGTACCTGATGTTCCTATTGCTATAAATGAACCAGTTGCTACTGCTGTTGGATATCCATTTGAGTTACCTACCCATGCAAATCCTTCAGCTATATTTGGAAGTGTAGCAGGACCAGGGTTTAATACTAAACCTTTACCACCACTACCTTCTTTTGTTACTATTCCTAATAATTGTATAACTGCTGTACCAGTTGGTCTTATATTTGTAAATCCACCACCGGCAGCTGCATATATTTCAGCTCCTTCAGCATATCCCGTTGTATCAACTGCATCGATTTGTCCTAATATAATACCTCTACCAGTATCTGCAGTTGCTATGTTATCACCTATAATATAAGTTACAGGCATCTTAGATGCTATTGCCGCATCTGCTCTAAACACTTTTGGATTTGCTCCAACTGAACCTGATACATAAACAGGTGTTCCTCTTAATAAAGTTGTTGCTTCACCATTGTAAACAGTATCGTTAGTTGTATTAACATATTGTAAAGATAGATTACCATTACCATCAGTCTGAATAAAACTAAATTCACCATTGTCAACTGTTGGATATCTTAATCCACTAGCAGTTACTCCACCAACTAAATTAGAACCCGATTGTACTGATAAAGAACCAGTTACTTTTACTTGTCCAAATAATAATTGTGTATCATCGTATGCATCTCCGAATTGGTTTGAACCTGATGAATATATTACACTTGCTGTTTCTATTTGTACTAATAACTTAGAAGCTGTTATTGCTCCAGTTACAGTTATATCTCCAGTTACACTTAATCTATCACCATCAAAAGTTAAATTACTTTCAACACTTCCACTTCCGTTTGGTTTATATGTAATTAAACCATTGTCAGTTGTACCATCTAATAGTAATAATCCAGAAGTACCTGATGTTCCACTACTTCCATTAACACCTGATGAACCATTTGCTCCATTGATACCACTGCTTCCAGATGTACCTGAAGAACCATCAACTCCACTACTTCCATTTGCTCCGTTAATTCCCGAAGTACCAGAAGTACCTGAAGAGCCATCAACACCTGATGAACCATTTGCTCCGTTAATCCCTGAGCTACCCGATGTACCGCTTGAACCATCAACTCCACTACTACCATTAGCACCATTAACTCCACTTGAACCAGAAGTACCTGATGTACCAGAACTTCCTGATGAGCCATCAACTCCTGAAGAACCATTTGCTCCATTTATTCCTGAGCTACCAGAAGTACCTGATGTACCGCTTGAGCCGGATGAACCATCCACACCCGATGAGCCATTAGCCCCATTAACTCCACTTGAACCAGATGTACCAGATGTGCCACTTGAACCTGATGAACCTGATGAGCCATCTACTCCACTACTTCCGTTTAATCCAGAAGTACCTGATGAGCCATCTACACCACTCGTTCCAGAAGTACCCGATGTGCCGCTTGTTCCTGATGTGCCGCTTGTACCTGATGTACCATTGCTAAACGTTGTTCCGTTTACAGTTATTGAACCTGTAATTATTACATCACCCCAAAGAGTTTGTACATCCGTTAATTCATCACCAAATTGGTTAGAACCTGATGAGTATATTACTGATGCCGTTTCGTATTGTACTAATAGCTTAGAAGCAGTTATAGCTCCTGTCACAGTCATATCACCATCTAAGGTTAAGTTACCTAATATGATTTGACTGCCTGTATATATGTTTGAACCAGTAGTAGCGTATGAGCCGGTTACTGATTGTAATGAATCTACCTCAGATGTTAATCCATCTATTTGAGCTTTAACTGAACCTGATACTTCATCAATACGATTATCAATAGAAGTACTAACTGAATTTATTGTATCAACTAATGATTGTGATACAGCTGCTAAAGATGATGTTGTAGCGTATGAACCAGTCACCGCTTGTAGGGAATCAACCTCAGCTTGTAATACATCTATCTCATTAGCTACACTTGCACTAAACTGATTGTTTGATGCTGTGTATTGGTTGATAGATTGTGTAAATTGATTTGTTGATGCAGTATATGAATTGAATGATGCCGTAGTTACTAATGAACCTGTAGCGATATCCAACTCTGCTATATCTTGTTGTAATACGTTTATCTCATTTGCTATCGATGAACTTACACTATTGAACGATGATGTAGTTACATATGCGCCTTCGATAGAGTTGATTTCAGAAGCAAGAGAAGCAGATAATTGATTAAGTGAAGATGTAGTAGCATATGAACCAGTTACAGCTTCTAAAGCGTTTATCTCTGCTTGAGCAGATGCAGTAAAAGCATTAATTGCTGATAAATCAACAGCCGTTGCATTTACGTTTATTGTAGCAACGTTACCAAATACCGATGCGGTAATGCTAGCTCCTACGAAGTTCATCGCTCCAACCGTACCTAATGAGGTACCTTCTTCTAAGATTTGAATAGCAGAGCCACTTACAACCAAAGTATCTACTTGGTTTTGTAAAGATGCTACACTACCACTTAATGATTGAGATGTGATTTGGTAATCACCCTCAAGCACAAAGCTATCAATCATATCCGTATTCATTTCTCTCAGCTTTTCAGGCGTGATAAATGCTACGTTATTATTAGGGAAGTTAGTTTGATTTACTTGCTCTAATTGATTTTTGTTTAATTGAGACATGTATTATTAATTTTATTATTCAGTTGTTCCTATATCAAATCCATTGCTAAAACCGGCACTAAATGCTCCCCTATCTCTTGGTGCTCCTGAAACAGGTCCTATCGATTGTCCGATAAGAGCTCCTTCACAACATTCCGTTGAGTACACATCATAATCCGCACATAAACAAGCTCTACGCTTATTATGTGGTATAGCTCTACCTCTAGTGTCACCGAAGTAAACACCAGACCATTTTCTCATATTTCGAGTATACGATGGTGTTGGCATATTATTATGGAGTTGGTTCTACAATTACGTTATTTACATCGGAGTATATTAACCCCACTCCCTGATTGCCTAGATATCCATTGCAACATTTTAGGGAGTAGTAATTTCTATTCAAACATAAACATCCACTCTTGCCTCCTGCACCTCTAAGGTTCTTAGTTGGCTGATAGTAACCTACAGTAGGTTCTATTGGTCTGGGTGCAACCGCTTGTGTTTTTAGCTTCATATGGATTACTTTATGTTTTAACAATCAAATCTATAAAAGTTACTAACCGATTTTTCTCATAGCCTCATTATGTATTAGATTCTCTAACTGAGCTTTATCTGAATCATAGGCTAACTTCATTAAACACATCTCTAATGGCATCGTAGCCACTACATCAAACTTTAGGATATCACCTCCTGCAAGCTGTTCTAAGCTTGTATAAGATTTCCACTTCTTTCCAAAATTTTGCGTATGTTGGGAGAAAGAGTCTCCATCTCCTTCGCCGAATACTTCAGGGTAAAATTCAACAAGTCTTTGAGTAAAGTTTTGAAAAAAAAAATAGCACCAAAATGTACATCCATTCCAACGCTTAGGAACTTCTCATCATCTATTACTCCATCATATGGTTTAATATCATATAGCTTTCCTTTCTTACTCGTAACAGGCCTGTATAAGATAGACATAATCTCAGCCCATTGTTTATTAATCTCAATCGTTTCGTACTTAGTAATATCCACATAAGCACCATAAGCCATCTTAGATAGATTAGGTTCAAATCCATACTCTACTCCATCTATTGTTATAAACTTCTGCAGAGGTAATTCTACTTCAGCTAAGAACGTAGTCATATCATTTACAATATCCGTATATGTTTTTAAATCTAGCTTATGAATATAATCAGCTGGAAACTCACATAAGTGGTGAAACATACAAGCTATTACAGCTTCATACTCACCTGCGTAGTTATCCATATCCTTTTTAAGTTCTAAATACTTTTTAAGAGTAACGGCTGACCATTGGTTAGGTACTGTTATTGCTATTGGTTTTTTCATATTAAAATTGTTGTTTTAATCGGTATTGTTCGGGGTTAATTAAATCTAAGCTACTATCAGTTATATCAATTGTTGTTATTGTTGGTTGTTGAGTTATTGTTGCTTGAAGTAATGCGTTGTTAAGACTTGCTACTTTATTATCAGCGCTAACCCTTTGTGCTTTTAATGTCATACAATATGTTTTCAATTGTTCTACATTAGATTGTAGTTGCCCTACTAATCCTTCTAAGTGATGTATATACTTAGCCATCTCTAAAAAATCCTCTTTTGTTAGATTGTTTAAATCTACGTTTAATTCTTTATCTTCCATACTATCTTATTGAAATTATATATTTGCCCGCTGCTGTTGCTTTATTTGATAATGTCATCATTGCTGCGTAGCGAGCCGCATCAATGAGGTGATTATTAAAATCAATTGGTTTATCTATCTGCTTACCCATTCTATCCGTACCCCATTCGTATGAGTAAAACTCATTAATAAGATTCTGACATTCTTTAGGTATGTTTATAGTATAGTTGTTTAGTACCTGAATACCAAAGTTAATACTATCTGGTCCTTTCTTTACCGGCTTTATATTAAATCCTAATCGATATAATTCATCTATCAAACGAGGTTCAGCCGAATCAGCCCATATCTCTTCTCTACCATGTACTACTTGCGATAGCATATCAGCTATATCCTTTGTCACCAAGCCCTTTTCATAGCAGTGTTCGTAAATGTATATCTCATTGTTGTATCTCCATAAACTAGCCAACGCAGTAGGGTCAGAACTATATCCAAAATCGAGCCCGAATGCAACAAACTCAGCATCTACCGGCATCTTATCTATTGTATTAAATTCAAATATGGCTTTCTCATTACCAACATACTCACCCAATCCATATACTTTCCAAGCCTTTTGATTAGTGTGTTGTAAATCTTCAATGGCTTTCTTAACTGAATCTTCTAAATAAATGTTATCTCTAAATGTAGTGAAGTAACGAGTACAATCCTGCATTAATCTTATCCAATGGTATGGTGATATAGTAGGGTTGTAAGATAATAAGATTGGACCTGTTGTACGAATTTGAAGCTGGAAGTAAGATTCCTCATCTATTTCGTTAGCTTCTTCTAACCAAAGTACAGATGATTTTAATCCTCTTAACTTTTCAGCATCATCCGTTGATATAAATTGTATTGTACTACCATTATATAATGTATAGATTCTATCTGAGATATTAAATTCATTTTCATTCCACAGGCCTATCAATTGCATGACATCCTTAAAATCCTTCATTACAGTCCTTTTAAGCGATGGTATTGTTTTCCTAACAATAGTTACCTCTTGCTTGCTTTGAAGCGCTTGTACGATAATCCATTGAAGAATAGCCCATGTCTTACCACTACGGGTACCACCGATGTGATGAGTCACACGTGTTTGTGAGTCTGCTTGATTCTGATAAGTGATTGTGGTATTAATCTCCAGGTTCATTATCTAATATCTTTTGTGTAACGTTTACTGTAATCTGCTCAATACGTTGGTTGATATCGGCTTTCATTTCCGTACGAGATAACTTTGGCATAGAGAATTCCAATAACTTTAATGCTATATTGATTGCTGCTTCTGGGTCAGTCTTTCTTATCTTTTCTAAATCGGTTGTCAAATTATCCAATATTGAGTTGGTAGCTCGTGCTACACTTAACTTCATCATCTCCGTTGACCTGTTTAAAGAACCGGCTGGCCTTCCTTTAGCTAACTTATGTCCAGGTTTAAATCCCATATTAAATTATATTATTTTAATGTGTATATATTTTAACACTTGTACGAGCGTTTGTATTTAACCTATCGTTTTGTGAATGGGTTATCAATCGTATTCTTAATGTGGGTTTTGGTTTTCTTTACGTTAAGGAACGCTGTAGATTTAGATATCTTTATTTCGGATGCTAACTTCTCTAACGTCATTTCTTCATTGAAAAAATATAACTGAGCTAATTTAGAAGATGCCCATTGTTTGGTCTTTTCCATTTGCTTTAGTTCCTCTATAACGTTATTGTAGGTATCCTCTAATTGCTTATCATACTCTACATCATATACTTCTTCTTCTTTATCCCAATTGTCCAACAGGGGAAGATTTCTACTTTGCGTTTTAATCCTATTAAGGAAACGAGATTTAATAAAAGAATAAAGATACATAAGATTAAAAGTATCTAAGTACCATAGAGATGGGTTTACCTTCTCAGCCAAATAGAGATACAACTCAGCTACTAAATCATTTGCAACATCTTCATCCTTAGCTATGTTAAACGCACATGCCGATAGCCAAGAATGTGATTTTTTATACAATGCTTCTAGCCTTTTTGTATTCTCTATTTGATTATTCATTCACTCTTTTAATATACGCTCTTAACTCTTCTAC